TGCCCGAGGAGGTGTTCACGGCGCCGATGGTCGACATCGCGCGGGAGACCCACACGGCGGCGTCGTCAGCGAACGCGAAGCCCTTCTTCGGATCCAGGTGCGGGTTCTCGATGACCTCGAAGCCCGCGAGGCGGCCGATGGTCGCGTTGCGGAGAGTGTCGCTCGAACCGGAGGTGTTGACCTGCAGCAGCGTCTGCTGCTTCTTGATCAGCGCCGCGATGCTGGTGCCCACGACCATGACACGGCCGCCCATCGACACCTCGTTCTGGTTCAGCACGGCAGCGGCCTCGAGGACGCCGTCGATGGCAGCGGTGGGAGACAGAACCTTCTCCAGCACCTTGCCCGCGGGGACAGCGCCGCCACCGGTGTGACGCACCGTCTCGAGGAGCTCGACGCACTTCTTCTCCATCTCGCGAGAGATGGCGAGCATCGCCGGCATCGTGACCTGCTGGCCGAACGAGTCGAGGTCGAGAGTGACCTGCTCATCCGTCAGCGACACGGACACGTCGTAGATGTCCGTCAGAGCGACCGGGATGGTCGACTCGGTGATGGTCTGCGTGCTGATGCCCGCAGTGCGGTCGAACTTGTTGACCGTGAGAGTCGCGGGCTTGCGGACGTTGACGACCGAGCCGACAGCGAGGCTGCCCGACACACCGAGATCGCGGTACAGCAGGCGAGGCATGATGCTCGCCCAGTGCAGGATGCCGAGCGCCTGATTCGCGACCGGGCCGACCTGCTGCGTAATGAAAAACGACTGGCCGCCGACAGCGGTCTTGCCAGATGACTGAATTGCCATGAGAGGTTCTCCTTTGGAGGGTTAGCGGCGATGCGCTGTGACGCGCGCCGCGAGAGTGGCTGGATCGGTTTCGGCCTCGGCCTCCCCAACGACACCGGCACCGGTCTGCTCGGCAGACGGCTTCGGCTTCGACACGCCCCTCACACCCTCAAGGAGTGCGTCAGCGTCGGCGAGCATGTCCTCCTCCGTGTCACCACGGAGACGATCAACAAGCCCGGCCGGGAGATTCTTGGCCTGCGCCACCTTCAGACGGAGCATCTCCGTCCGCAGAGTGTCGCGTTCGCGGGTCGCAGCCTCCAGGGCCTCCGCTTGCTTCTGTGCTTCGGTCTTCTGCGCTTCCTGCAGTTCGTCGTACGCCCTGGCCTTCTCGGCGAGATCCTTCGCCTGAGTGCGGTACTTCGCGCTCTCATTGCGGAGTTTCTTCACGTAATCGGCGTCGTACATCTGCGGCTCATCGACCGTTCCCTGCTCACCAGCCTCCACAGCGGTGTCAGCATCCTGCTGCTCGTCTTGCTCGACAACAGCGGTATCCATTCAACCCTCCAGGGGTGTTTACCCGGCACCGGGCCGGTTACCTCGCCGTTGTCGGCGGGGTGTCTTTGGGCCGCTCTAGGCGGCGTTCGCGGCAGTGACAATCCGCGACAGATCATGCTTGCGTGTGTACGTGGTGCCCTTCCACACGACCTGCGTGTACTGGGAAGGGTCATCGAGCGTGACGCCCGAGTAGTTCGACAGGACCGTCTCAGGCATCAGGACGCAGCGGCAGTTCGCGTGGACGCGTGCTGTCCCCCGGCCCGTGAACCGTTTGTTCGACCCGCCGAATGACTCGTGGAAGAACGCCGACCCAGACTTGCTCGACCGCGTCCCGAGCATGAGGCAGAACCCGCACGCCCCGACCGATGGGACACGGATGTAGCGGGTGATCGTCTGCTCCCCGAACCATCCGCGCCGCGCGGTCATGTCCACCACCGGAGCCGGTTCACGCGCAGTCACGTCCGGCATCGCGAGCCGGTTCCTGGCGACCGTGTCTTCAACGACCTGCTGGAAGTCGATCGTCTTGTCCTTCAGGATGTCCGTCGCGATGTCGCGGGCCTCCGCGTGGGCGGCTTCGTTGACAGCGCGGACGATCGAGGAGAGCGTGTGCTGCAGCGCGACAGGCGCCGGCTGCCCCAGTTCGATGCGGTGCTTCACCGCGAACGGTGCCGCCTGGACGAGCCGCGCGGCGGGCAGACCGGACGGCAGAAGACCGTCACGCCGGCTCGAGCTCCACGGTTCCCGTGCGCGCACCAGACCCAGCCCCATCGCGATCCCCAGAGCGGACGCGTAGCCGAGCGCGAGCCGCCGGCCCTGCGCCTGCTGCGCCGCGATGATCATCTCGACCACCGGGCCGATCACCGGCCACACCTCGTTGATGCTCCGTGCGTCCACGCCACGCATCAGCGACGCGAGCAGCGCGACACCCTCGACCCTGGATCGCTCCAGTTCACGGATCAGCGTGACCCGCTGCTCCGCGAGGAAGTCAGGTGCCCGTTGGGTTCGGGGCACTTGGATCACTGTTCGCGAACGACTCAGCAGCCGCCGGGTCGCCCAGCGGCGACTGTCCCGGCGCGAGACCGAACGACGCGGCGGCCGCGTCAGCGGCCTTCTTCCGCGCTTCCTCGATCTCGGCGAGGATCAACTGGATCTTCTGCGGCGACAGCGACAGCCGCTCGAGCAGGTACTCCATCGGCAGGCCGATGCTGTTGAGCTTGATGACGGCGTCGACCTTCTGGGCTTCGCTGCGCTTCTCGAGGTCGCCCCACAGCACCTCGCCCTCCTCGGGCAGGGTGTGACCGACCAGGGTCGCGCCGATGCGGAACGCATGCTCCCAACTCTCGCCGAACACCAACTGGCGGTTCTGCACCTTCGTCGTCAGGCCCGCCTCGAGCGCGATCAGCGCATCAGCGGAAATGTTCGAGATCGAGCCGGGGATCAGCAGATGCGACGGCGTCTGCGAGATCGCAGCCGCATGCTGAATGTCAGATTCGACCGCCTTCAACAGTTCACCCATCGGCGACTCACTGAACTCGCCGAAGCGGGTATCGGGATCCTCCGACACCACCAACTGGTCGATGCCCATCCGCATCGGCGCGATCGGGTTGCCATCCGCATCCGTGTCGATGCTGATTCCCGAAATCCAACGCTGCCGCCAGGATGCGCTGCGCTGGATCATCAGCCGGTCTGCGACCGTCTGGATGATTCGCCGCTGCGGGCCGGCGACCAACGCGATCTCGGAGAGGGTCTGGCCGCGGGAGTCCATCCGGTTCGGGAACCTGACGATAGGACACTCCCCCGCGGTGTGCGGGGTCACCGAGACAACCTCCCAGCCGCGCGGGAAGTTCTTGGTCGACTTCCGCAACGCCCAGATCGCGTCCGCGGTGTAGAACCAGCCCCGGTTCTTCACCAGTTTCGCGGCCACCTCGACACGCGACGGATCCGTCGAGTCGATGTCGACCACCACGTTCAACGGCGACTCCACCGAGTACTTCGGCACGTCACCGCCGTCCGTGACAGACAGGAACCCGTCACCGAACACCAGCGAGTCGGTGTACAGCATCGCCTGACGGCCGTCCAGGCTCGACGCCTGCCACCACGACCACACCGTGTCGTCCACATCGCCCGAGTCCGTCGACCCGTAACCCTCGACCGCGAGACGGTCGGCAGTAGCCGCGACGATCAGCGCGCAGATGGGAAGGTCCGCGCGTGACAGCAGGTCCGCGTACTCCAGGGCCAGCATCGTGCGGTCCTTGCTTGGCAGATAGGGCTGCTCGAAGATCCCACGGTGGTAGCGGTCGAACCGCTGCAGGTTCTCCCAGTCGTTCTCGCTGATGAGCTCCTCGAACTCTGCGACAACCTTCTTCGGGTCCGCGACCTCGTTACGGTCCACCCCATCGGCGGCGTCGTACTGCGCGAGCGTGTCCACGGAGCCTCCAGGGCGAGTCAGGGTTGGACTCGGCACCGGGCCGAGCGGTTATGCAGCGGCCTCCAGCGTCCAGCGGGAGACCAGTTCATCGATGAAGTCGAGCAGTCCGTCGTGCATGTACAGGGCCTCGGTATGGCCGTCGGCTAGACGGTCGCGGGTGACACGGCGTGAGGGCTGGCTGGAGACGTACGCCATCCATTCGCGCTCCACGGATACAGCGTCCGTCCCGTCTCCGAAGTGCAGCACGTGCAGTACCTCGGTCAGGCCCTGCTTGCGGTGCACACGAAGGCGCGCGCCTTTGACGTTCGAGATTCCACCTTTGACGATATGCCCGTCGGTTACGGCATAGAAGACGCCTGGCCTACTGGGGTTATATCCGTTCGGGGCACAGGTGGAACATGGCCCGTAGCCAGCGCGAATGTTGGAATACGCCGGGCTACCAGGCTGCCCACATTTAACGCACACCCCGCGCCACGGCTTCAGCGCACCAGGATATGGGGCGCTCGGCTGGAAGGCGGCGGCGAGCATCTTTCCTTCGGCGACTACGGAGTCAATCTTGTTTCCAGCGCAGTAGGCGCATGGCCTTCGCCCCTGCTTGACGCTGTTGTACGCAGGACTACCGGGCTGGCCGCACGTCAGGCAGACACCCGGCCACGGCTTCAGCGATCCTTGGTAGGGGATGCTCGGCTGGAAGTCAGCAGCGAGCATCTTGCCCTCTGCGATTGAAGCGTCAACTTTCTTCCCGGCGCAGTACCCGCAGGCCCCCCCGCCCTGCTGGACATCCGCGTAGCGTGGAGACCCCGGCTGGCCGCACCCCAAGCAGACACCCGGCCACGGCTTGAGATTGCCACGGTAGGGGACATTCGGCTGGAAGCCAGCGGCGAGCATCACCCGCTCAGCATCCTCATGCGAGGTACGCTTCGTCATATCGGCCCCTTCCGCGGGCTGGTCACGCCCCCGGTCGGTTGCACCCGATGCGGGGGTCTTTCTTGTCTACGAGTCTACCACGAGTAAGCCTTGCGCGACTTCACCACCAGGGCGCCACCCGCAACGGCGTCGTTCCGTGCCACGTACGCGAGCGTCGCCGCGACGAGCATGTCGATCTTGTCCCGCGACCACGGCGTCGACTTCGCCACCGCGAGATAGTCACCACGGTCCTTCTGCACCGCATTCAGCACATGCGCCGTCAGCGTCGGATTGCCCGGCTGGATCAACGCCCTCGACCGCACCGCCGTGCGGAACGCATCCAGCGCCGGCGACATCTTCGCCTTCGAGTTCGTGTTGAACGGCTTCACCCGGTCACCGAAGTCGGCCTGCCACTTCGCGACCCAGTCCCACCAGTACGGCGGGTCAGGGAACATGCTCCACACGTTGTAGGTGTCGAACGCGTGCTGCACGGCGGCGTCCACGTCCGCTTGGTCGATCTGGCCGCCCTCAGAGGGCACCCAATGACCCAGCGGAAAGATCGCACCATCAGCCACCCGGCACGCGACCAGCGCCGTGTGATCGTCCGACAGTGAGCCGTCGAACCCCAGCGTGATCGTCTCCCCCGGCTCAAGCGTCACAGCCTGCTCGCACTCACGCCACTCCGCAGGATCGATGAACGCATCCTCCGCAGCCACCACCTGACCCAGCCAATAGCGGCGAAACTCCGACTCAGGCACCCGCGGATCCGAATACTCCCCCACAATGCCGTCAATATCGCGCCAGTAGGCATCGCCACCGGCCTCAACCACCGCGGCCCTCAACTGGACAGGGTCGCCCAGGTCATAGCCCTCAGCGGCCTGCCTACGGTCATACAGCAGCCGCCCCAGCGTCTTCCTCGAGGTCGCATGCCGGCCAGCCTGCTCATGCAGGGACTCCAACACCGAGTGCGCGCCATGCCGGTACGCCGTCGTCGGCGAGAACACCCACGGCTGCGCCTGCAAGCGCTTCTTCAAGTTCCGCTTGTTCGTCGCCCAGGCTTCCGACAGCGTCGGACCGACCCACAGGTGCAGTTCCTCCGCAAGGGAGAACGTCGGCCGGGCACCGTCAAGCGCCGCCGGCTTCCCCGACGCCAGCAGTTCGATCTTGCCCGGCCGGTCCTTCATCAAGATCCGGTCCATGCCCACATCGAACGCACCCACCAGCGTCGGGCTGGCCGCGATGACGACGCGCAGCGCACCGAACGCAGTCGCGTCCGCTTGCCCCTCCGTCGTCGCCAAGACCGTGATGTACGGGTCCATCGGCGGCCCCAGGGTCTTCTCGGTGCCCTCGAGGTACGCGCGCGTCGGGCCGCGCATCTCCGCAAGCGCCGTCCACACCCCGAGCTCCGACTTGCGGGTGCCCTTCGGACGCTCATACACGCCGATGTCGATGAGGCGACGACCCGTCATCCGGTCAATCGCATACGCGTCGAGAAGGAACGCACGCTCCTCACTCGTCAGCACCACATGCTCGCCGTACACGTCGCCAGGACCGTGCCGGCACTCCGACTCGATCCAGTCCGCGACGTAGTCACCGATCGTCGCAGGGAACTTGTACCGCTTCCGCGGCTGGGCCATCAGGCGATACGGATCACGGACGGCGCAGCAGCAGTGGCGCCGCTCGCCTGGGTCTGGCCGACAATGTGGTCGACATCCTTGACCGTGCGCCGGTACTCACTCCACGCCGCTACCGAGCCCGTCGCGTAGAACAGCCGCGCCACCTCGATGGCACCCACGACCAGACCCCAGCCCTGGGAGTCGAGCCGGCCGTCATACGTCGACTTCGCCGCCTCCCACAGGTCGATGACCCGCTGATCGTCGTGCTTCGACACGACACCCTCGGGTGCCGAGGTCAGCGTGGACGACGTGGTCCGCGTCGGCTTGATGCCCCGTCGAGGGTCGACGGTCTCGGTCTTGCGTCGTGCTGGCATGGCGCCTCCTGGGCGTGTAGGCCCGGCTCCTGGCCGGGTGCCGAATCGGACATAAGTGAAGTTTCAACTGCCTATGGCACTCGCCTGTATGCGCGGGGGCGGCCGGCGGGCGGGCGAGCCGGGCCATACCCCACTATATCGGATATATCCCCATATCGACCGATATGTGCGTTCCTGCGAGCTTCGCGTGGAATGTCCGATTCGCACCGTGTTGTGAGCTTCGCGGCATTTTCTGCCATATGGGTCGGTATGTCCGTTTCTGTGCGCGTGCCCATGATTGGACATGCGCCCTAGTTCGGGCGCATGATCCTCCTGTAGCCGGATCTACCGGCGCGCACACTCGAGAGGAACGAACGATGACCACGACCACGACCACGACCACAAGCCTCACCTATGCGGAACGCACCCTGACGGCCGGCGGAATGGATGCCGGCATGCTCGCCGGCCTCACGCTGCAGCGTGACGAGATCCGCGCGGCGCGCCGCGCGTACGCGTCATTTCGCTGCGTGCACGGCTACGCCGGTGGGGCGCGCATCCTGACGACACCTGACGCTCAACCGAAACTAGGGAAGTCCGAGCGCTATGCGCTAGGTCTGATGCTCACACCGGCGCGGACCATGGCCGTGGACATCCTGCGGGTCACCGACGTGACGGCACGGCCGGTCAACGCGTGCCCGCGCGCTAGTGCAGGATGCACCGCGGCGTGCCTCGCGACGGCGGGTCACGGGCAATTCGATTCAACGCAACGCGCGCGCCAGATACGGCACGCGTTCGTCCTCCAGCACCCGCACGCGGCAGGCGTGATCATCGGCGCCGAAATTCGCGCCGCGGCCGATAAGTACGGCCACGATGGCGTGACGTTCCGGTTCAACGTTCTGACGGACTACCGCGTGGAATTCATCATTCCGGGCGCGCTTGCCATGCTCGAGGATCTAGGCGTGC